CGTTGATGGCGATGTCATCGAAGTAACCAGCAAACTGCCAAGAGTCTCCATAGGCCGTGAAATAAACTATTTGGACAGTTGCATCTACGTTGCGGGTGTCTCCAGTAAAGTCTATGTCCGTCAGCCCATCGAGTTTCACCACAAAACGCCCATTCGGTGCATCAGCGACCTTGTAGTACACCTCAATGCACTGCCATGTATTGAGCACAATCGGATGAGTCCCGGTCAGTACCGGAACATCATTGCCAAGACAATATGACATTAAGAGAGTGGTTTTATTGATTGTAAGCACTGCCTGAGTCGTCGGGGTTGAGGAACGAAAGTAACCGACGGCCCCGCCACTGCCAGCCCAACCCACGGGGTAGATTGCCATACGCAGATAGAGTTCAGTCACTGCGGCTGGCAATGTTTGCGATGCATAGGCACCACCCCCAGGTGAGTAGAAGGCATACGCCCCAGTACGCTTCTTTGTCGTACTCGCCTCGCAGTAGTAGTTCATTGTGAAGATATTAGGGCTCCCAGATTCAGCCCCCGCTGTGAACAACCTGGTCATCTCTTACACCCCCGCGTTCGTATCGCTATCTAGCATACACACATTGAGCGTGGCCCGATGTTGCATTGTGCCACTATCGTGTCACGCTCAATGACGAAGTTGAATATAGGTTGCGAAAGGACGAGATCATTAAGCAGGCGTAGCCCAATACATCTGATCGTCGCAATAGTTCTGGAGCCAGAAATCAGCAGCGTGTCCAGTACAAGTGGCTGCCATTTGTGCAAGGGTGGCAGAGAAATAGTTCTCGGCCACAAAGTTCATACCCGTAACTCCACCCACCGTATCAAGAAGGGCGCCACCTAGACCCGCGGCATTGAACACATTTCCCTTGACCGTACCGTAATTCCACAGCGCCAGGTTCGCGGCAAAGGTTACGTTGAGAATGAACAGACAATTCAAAAGGAAGTTCAGATCGGGTTCTGTGGCGTCTGCGGCGGCTGCGGCCAAGATACCACTACCAATGGCCACAAACTCACAATCACTGATCGTAATACTGTCTGCACCCAACATATGAATCCCTACCAAAGATACCTCGCGCCCAGCCCGGAACTTGCAGAACTGGATCACCGAGCCATCAGAGTAGTATCCTAGAGCAACGTTGGTGTTCACGCGCACACACGCGCTACCCGCAGCAGAGTCACAGGCAAACTCGAACCCAGCGACATATACATCGGGCACGCGGATATCCATATTGATACCACCCAAACCACCAGCAGTAGTGGACGTGTCCCAACGCACGCCGGAACCATTGTACTGAAGCCCAATGATGCGTACACCTGGGACAGTGACGATCACATTCTCGGTGATCACTGCCGAACGCACTCCGGTAGTGAATCCTACCTGCCAACGCCCGTTTGGCGCGACCAGGATCGTGTCACCAGAGAAGCGCGTGCAGCGCAACAGGGCTGCACCAATCGTGGACAGGGGGGCATCAGGACTCGTGCCATCATTGCTTGTATTCGCCAAAGGATGATTCACGTCCACGTAAAACACTTTTCCTGTGGTGTGTTCACGAAGTCCCAATGCCGTATCGGAGCCGACGATCCCAAGTTGCCCCGTGAAGAACGGCGGGAACTTGCGCATCGGCAAACCCATATTGATGTTGTAGCTCATCGATTACCTCCCTCGAATCTTATGCCAACCCTTGCGAGTTGACACCACCACCGGCTTCGTCGTGAGAGCGGCAAGAAAAGCCCTGGCATTGCGCCTTTCCTCTGGCGTGGCTTTCTCATCTGCCAGAACCTCCCTTGCCTCTTTCTCATCCGAAAAGTCCGTATAGCCCGAATGCAACAATTGCGCGTGCTCCTTCGAGCCATAGGCAATGATCCTGCCAGGTGGCGGCAACTCGCCATCCTTCAACTGAATCACTTGTTTGTCAGCCATTTCATCTCCCCTTTTCTATTACGGCGTAGTGCCACTAGAGTAGTACAAGCCCTGGTTGTCGGTGACGCCGACCCACGTAACAGAGTCCCAACCACCGATGATGTCCTCCACCTCGAACTCCAAGTCCTTCGTGGCGAACGACCCGGCCCACGGATCAGCGGGCCCCAGGCCGCCAGCGGCGGTCATGGGCAAACGATCCCCGGCCTTCATCCACAACTTGGGTGTGTCGCCCCAACCTTCGAGGCGGCACACGGCAACGGTAGGATAAGTCGCGCTCGGCGCGGCGAACAGATACCACGGCACGTTCGGCGCGGCGGTAGCGATGTACGGGTCAACGCGATAACCCTGAATGAAGCGGGGCAGTACGTTGACATCGTTCGTCGCCACACCGGGCAGTTGCGTGGAACCTATGATAGTGAGCGTCTGCAACTCTAGTTCGGGCGGGATGACCAGCCAGATCGCAGCGGGCATGATCGGATTGCCTACCGCATCCAAACGCTGGCGGAAAGCGTTGATGGCGATAGCCAGGTTCGCGGCGGTCAAGCGCCCTGTGCCACCATAGAGAGCACCGGCAAGAATCATCGAGGCCTGAGTCACCGCATTGTCGTACAGTGCACTGACAAAGGAATCCTCGAACATCACTGCGGCATCCACCATCTCCGAGATCGCCTTACGGATGAAACCGAGATCATCGTTCACGATCACACGCCAGGAGATATCGAACTGGCGAGAGAACTCGGACACACCGTAATGGATCATCGATTCTGTGATGCTCGTCGCCTCGGACTCACCCTTCTCGCCTCTCTGATAGAGAGTGCCTGGACGAGTGGTACGATAGCGTTCGACATCACGGAAGTCGGGCGCGGTATCGGGATAGGTGTAATCCTTCCACGAACCCTTCTTGGTCTGGTACTGATCGAAAAGTTTTCTGCTCAGGGTGGTGATCATGAGCAGGGGGAAGTTAGCCGTGGTCATCGTTTCGGCGAGTTTTGATTGAGGAATGGTCTCTGGTTCCATGAAAAGCTGCTTGAGTGCCGCGATCTGGGGCAGAGCGTCGTACTTATCGCGCTCCCCAAGAGTCGTAGCCACCTCACACAGCATCGACAAAATCTGGTGTCGCATGATTACTCTCCTTCTTGATTAAATCTGCATCACAGCAATAGATTCGGTAGAACCCGTTGCGATAGTCGTCGGCATGGTCTGAACGTTAGAATAGACTGCGAAACCGAACAGTACGTTGGCCGCAGCGCCGTGGTCATTATAGTTCGACAACGGGCTGGTGGACAGGAAACAACCGGCGGGCAGAGTAACAAGATGCGCATTGCGGTCGTAGTAGATCGGATCGCCGATGTTGATCACACCCCACGTCAACTCTACGTGCGCGGCAGCATGATTGTTGTATGTCCTGACGTTGCGCACTAGGTGATAGAACACCTGATCGCGGTGGAAGTCCACAATCACGCAGTCCACGCCGTTGATCGTCTCCTGCGTCAGCACCGTGCCACACTTCCCCACCGCGCCGAGCAATCGCGAGATGAGCAATGTCGGGTAGTGATTCAGCGCCAGGGTTACACCGGTCTGCGCGGCGTTGTCCAGTCTTGCGACGGGCACAATCCAATGATTGCCGTGCCCATCATCACTCGAAATCTCATAGTTATTAGCTGTTCGGGTCATTGATACCTCCTGTTATACTTGTTGAACGGGCACGGAATCGGTATTCGCACCCGCAACAGTTGTAGGCAAGGGCCATGCTTGCGAGGACGCGGCGAACCCAAACAGAGGGTTAGCCACAGCGGCGTTGTCGGCGGGACTGGTGGATAGATATACGCCCGCAGGCATGGTCGCAGAGCGGTCATAGTAGATCGGATCACCGATGTTGATCACCCCCCAGGTTGCCTCGCCCTGATTGTACGTTCTCACGTTGCGCACGAAGTGATAGAACACCTGTTCACTGTGCGTATCCACCACGACGCAGGCCACATCATTGATCGTATCTGAGGACAAGATCGTTCCGGTTTGCTGTGTCCCTGGCAAGAGGCCCAAGATCGCAGTCGGCGCGTGATTGGCGGAAAGAACTGGCCCAGTGATCGCTGCATTCTCCAACCGGGCTACGGGCACAATCCAGTGTTGACCCACCCCATCCGATGAAATCTCGTAGTTGTTTTCCGTTCTCGGATCTATACTGGGCGATACACTCGGTGATGCCGAAGCGCTTGGAGATAGAGATGGCGATGCACTCGGACTCGCTGATGCTGATGGACTCAAGCTCCGACTTGCCGAGGGAGATGCCGATGCGCTCGGACTCAGGCTGGGGCTTGCGGACGCTGACGCTGAGGGCGATGTCGATGCGCTCGGACTCAGTGATGCCGATGGACTCAGGCTAGGACTCGCGGACGCTGACGCCGAGGGCGATGCCGATGCACTCGGTGACAAGCTCGGGCTTGCCGAGGCACTCGGACTCAATGATGCTGATGGACTCAGGCTAGGACTTGCCGATGCGCTCGGACTCAGTGACGCTGATGGACTCAGGCTCGGACTTCCCGATGGCGATGCAGAGGAGCTCGGACTCAGTGATGCACTCGGTGACAAGCTCGGACTTGCCGATGGTGATGCCGATGCACTCGGTGACAAGCTCGGGCTATCACTTTCTGCCATTTATACCTCCTTATACCTGCTGTACGGCGATAGCAGCGGTATTCGCGGTGGCAACAGTCGTGGGCATAGTCTCCGTGTACGTGAACATCGCGTAACCGAACAGAGCATTTGCGCCACCGAGTCTGTCAGCCGGGCTTGTCGAAAGATACACGCCAGCGGGCATGGTGTTGGATCGGTCATAGTAGATCGAATCACCGATGTTGATCACCGCAAATGCGTTCTCCACACCATTAGCATAGGCCGTCACGTTGCGCACCCAGTGCTTGACAACCTGGTTGTGGTGCATGTCCACGACAACAGTCGGCACAATACCGATATTCTCGCTGGACAGGATCGTGCCGATCTGTTGCGTGCCGGGAAGCAAACTCAGAACCGCGGTGGGCGCGTGATCGGCGGCGAGCACCGGCCCCAGGATCGCAGCATTCTCCAATCGGGCCACTGGGACAATCCAGTGATTGCCCTGATCATCGGACGAAATCTCGTAGTTGTTAGCGGTTCGGACCATCGATTATTACCTCCTATGGCAGATACTTGTTGACTACAGAACTCAACTTCTTATCAGCTTCCTCAATCGTAACTGATGCGGCGCGTTCCTGAAGTGACTGGCCGCCCGTACCGAATGGCTTACCCGCTTTTGTGATCTCTTGCAAGTAGGTCAACTCCTCGGCAATGGCCTCGGTCAGCGAGACCTCGGTGTCAAAGGTGCGCTTCAGTATATGTTCTCGCGCCCGTTCAGGCAACTTGGAGAATGAGAGCAATTCGGCCACACGAACGGGTAACACTTGCTTTTCCTCCACCATCACTTCCTTGATTACCTCAATGATGCCCTCAGCAGTTGGCTCGGTCTCTGGCATGATAGTCACAGTATCCGTTACAGTCGTCACCGTCTCGGCAACTGGAATAACGGTCTCATTCCCCTCTGCCGTCTCCACCAGATCGAGCGCATGTCCCCCCGCGCCTGCCTTCGTCACCCAATCAACCGAGTTAGCCGACGTGATTGCCTCGACGATGTTACCCTTCTTGCCGTCCACTTCCCCAGACTTTACCTTGCCCGTAGCCAAGATTGAGCAATCCATTTTGTCAAGAAGATTGGCTGCTTTTAGATTGCGGATGCGCTGCGCGAACTGGGGATCGTGAACGGCGACCCTGGCTATGGGCGCGCCGGTTTCGGTAAAGCCATCAATATCCGTAATGGTCGAGACCCAGGTGCGCGTGGACTTCTCCGATTCGCGATGATCGGTCTCGTACATCTTGATGCCCTTGAACACACCGGAGTCACGCGCCAGAACCTCGATGGGATAGTAGTGGTTGTCCTTCGAGTTACCCCACCCTGGTTTGATGATCTGCACGCGCATCTTCAGTACGTCCCCGGCCATTGCATCGGCCTCCTCCAAGATGTCGGGGGAACCCTCAAAGGTCTCGGTCAGTTGACTCTCGGATTCCTGTACCACGGCCTCGGCAACCTCGACGGCAGGGGCTTCCTCGTCGGTTGGCTCCTCTGTCTGCTCAATCGTGCCAATCGCCTCTTGAACTAAACCCATATACTCTTCAGTCAGCGTCTTGATCGCCGTGAACTTGTCATCCACGTCTTGCGAATACATGATATTCTCTACAAGACGTGGAAACTGGCTGGTGTACTTGCTCACCTTGCGCAGCGACTCGTTGGCCGATTCCGCAACATTCAATTCGTCGAAGGAGATCGCACCGTAAGTAGGTGTGATGAGAATGTCCAACTCTTCAACATCCTCCGCCGTCTCGTTTTCCTTCGCCTTCACGTCCTCGGTGGGCGGAGACTTGCGTGCCTTGTTCACCGCAGCCGAGGCGATGCGAATGGCGTGCTTCTCGCAGTCCGCGCCCCCTTTGGCCGTGCACGCCTTCAGTGCGCCATTGGCCACCGATACCCACATGCGCTTCTCTTTGCTATTCATGCCCTTCTTCAAGGCATCAACATCTCCAATTTTCCACGGCATAGATGCCTCCTTATCTTACGATACTATCACTTCTGACCGGCGCGACTGGCAAATGAACGGAGATGAACTGCGCGCCGGCCACTCATTATTCAAAGGGCACACGATATGTTTGACCGTACCCATACACCGCAAAGGTGTGTGAAACGTCAGCGTCAGCGTTCCCCTCAACCGCTACAGAGCGCACACGACAATATGGGCCGAAGATCGCTGGGCGCACCACACCGGAGGCGGCGTCGGCAGTCACGTTGATCACTACCGCGCCTGGAGCCGCAGGATCGAGGACGGCGATCTCTCGAATGGCCGCAGTATTGCCCGCCTTCTGCGTGAAATGAACCGCGTTATACCAGATAAGATTATCCATCGAGAAATCAATATATACATCCAGGGTATCGGCAGCCTCATGCGTGGAAGCGGTAATATCGAGCAAGATGATCATTCGCTGTAATTGCCCGAGGCCCTGTATCGCCGCACCATTCACTGTACCCACGGTCTGCGCAGCCAAGGCTCTCAAAGTGAACATGGATGCTCCTTAATACAAGAGTCGCGCTATCATGGCGATAGCGCGACTCATTTCCAGTCGCTTGCGCGTTTGTGTACGTCCTATTTATACTATTCTATCACGTCGGTATCACTATGTCAAGTATCAATCTCATCGAGATGCTCCGCTATAAATCGCGACAATATACCCTCCACATCCGCGCTCTTGGGTTCGATCACCTGCACCGCTGGCCTACCCCAGATGCAGGGTAGTCCGTTCCCATTGACAAGGATGCGCAGAGTGATGATCGATGACGCTTGTCCAGGATGAGGAGCTACGCTCATCAATCGCCTCACCACATTCACCCATTCCTGCGGCAAATTATTCTCCATCTTCACCACCATCTCCCCCGGCTGGCACTTTCGCCTGTCGCGCCAATGCCGCAGCATTCGCCCCGTTGCCACCCGGCGTCGCGATCCCCTGATTACGCGCCTTCTCTGCGCCCGCCGCACGCGCTAACGCCGTCGCCTCTTGATCGATCTTTGCTTTCTCCTCGCGCTCTACCTTCGCCTGTGCCAGTATCTCGGAGACGTTCTTCACCCCCAACGCCTGCAAGAACTTCTCCATTGCTACCTCTACGGGCACGAACTCTTGCATTCTGGCTTGTGACAATGCCCCAGCTAGATAGCGCAAGTCAACCTGTATCAAGGCATCGGTGGACACATCCACACCGACTTCACTGTATGTCTTTCCGCCATACAGCTCGCCCCCCTTGCGTACCAACCCCACCATATCGCGCCATGCGTCGGCCCAGAAAGATTGGTAGCGTTGCCACTGTCTCATTACCGGTTGCTCCATCGCTGTCGCGGTCGCTAGCCTGAACGCTTCGCCACGACCAAGCCAGTGTGCAAACACGCCTCCTCCGAGGCCAACCATAGCCAACAGTGCACCACCATCAACCTGCGCATCAGACGCGCCTGTACCGAGTGGCATCCGTTGCCGTGTCGCCGCCTCATTCTCGATCCATGTCGAACCGGCAATGGCCGCCGGATTCTGCTCCGCCGTCTGCCCCGCGTTGTTCAACGTCGATTCCAACTTGCGACGTATGGCCTCGACGCCCCGCGAGCCGGTGCGTGCAGTGATCTTGTCCACGATCATCGCCACAGCACGCGCAACGGCGGCGCGGTTCTGCAAGAACTCTTTGTAGGTGCGTACCCAGGGGAAGGCGGCGTCCATCAAAGGCCAACCGCGTATGCTGAGAGTATGATGCGCGACGTGTAACATCATCACATCGGTGTTCTCTCGTTGTGTGTCGGCCAGTTGCGCCTTATCGGGTAACTTTATGTCATTCAATTCATCGGCGTCAGCTTGCCAATCTTTGTAATACAACACATTGGGCTGCGCCTCACCCTTGCGCGTCCACTCGCGCTTGTAGTACAGTACGATGTCCTCATCTTCAGGAGAGGTGATGATCTCGGTGATCTGGTCGGGGTTGAAGCGCCGTACGGTGCAGGTTCCATCGAGTTTGTTGATAAAGAAGGGCAGGAACAACTCGCCTTCTACAAGAAGCAGATCAGATAGACGCTGTATCTTGCGCGGCTTGAGAACAGGGCGGTTGCGCTCTGCGGTCTCGAACTCCTTCCAATCTTCCAGAAGTTGATCATCACGTGGCTTGACCTCGATGGTCTGACCGAATCCGAAGTCGGTCCACAATCCGATAATGCGTTGCGTCACCACATCGGCGCGGTACAGATGACGCGAGTCGGATACGGCACGTTTTCGCGCCGCCTCTTCATCGGCCTCACCGGAGAAGGGGCCTGCAAGGGAGATATCCCCGTAGTGGCGGGCGATCAACTCTAGTGTGCGTGCGTCCAATTCTTTCAACTGGTCTGATGAGACCCAGTACGGTCTTTTCTCATACGATGACCAGATAGCGGTGGACGCCGCCTTGAGATCCCGATACTCGGGACCGAGTAGTACGTTTGCGAATCGCTCTCTCAATGTGGGCATGTTATGTCAATCTCTTTTCTTCTCCCCACCTTGTTAGTAATCCACCGGCACAACCTCATTATACCCCTTGCGTAACATCTTGGCTACGTGCTCATCACACACCTCGACGCGCAACCGAGGGCCGTAGTGATTCACGATCAACCACACGGCGTCATTGACGCAACGATTCTGTGGGCAAGTACACTCGCTGGCGTGACCGGACTGATCCTCGTTCACGTTCGGCTCTGCACATTGACAACAATCGATGTATTCACACTGCATATGTCACATCCCCTCAGCGGTAAATGTAGTGAATGTAGTAGCCGTTTGCTCAGGCGGCGGGCACCAACATTGTGCTACCCACGGCGCGTGAACTATGCCGCATCGTGGGCAAATCCAACCGTGTTGAGGAACGTCCGGGGATACTGATGGAAATCCCCCTATCAAAGTGAATGTAACCGGCTTGTACAGTGGACAATGCGCCTCATGGTGGCCCATCGTAGTCATATTGCAATATTGACACTGTGCGTCTGCGGTCATGTCACCTCCCTATATATCTCCTCAACAATATCTATATCTATCACTTCCTTACCATTCGTGGATTCGATGAAATCCCATTTCAAATCAATACACTTATCTACCAATTCAATAGTCCAATAACCGCCACAATAGACATGAATTAGAGTATTACCTAGAATATTCTTGGCTCTAGAGATTCCTTGAACGCCAGGCAATTGCTTAATCTTACCTTCAAGTTCATCGAGAGTCATCACCGTCATCAGTAATCTCCTATCTCCACGCTCATATCCTCGTACACTTCCGTCTCTTGCTCACGCTCCTCATCCATCAATATCGGCCCCACCAGAGCCATCACTACCGCATCGCCACAGTCGGTGCTCCGGTGCAGCCTGCGCCGTATCGAATCCTTCGCCTCAATCTGTATCTTGCCGTTGGAGTGTATCTTCCACTTCGGCGCGGTCAAGTCGCCGATTAACTCGTCATCGGGGGGTATCGCTATCGGTATCTCATTCGCGGGGTCGAACAATTCACGGGTGATCCACCACGCGGCAGCGCGTTGGTTGATGAACCCTAACTCACCGGCCTTGTCGCGTAACTCGGTCTTGCGAGCGGCGGCGAACCCCCACGCGGTCAGGCGCATCTCACGCAAGCGATGCAAGACACCGGCTCCGATGCCCGTTACATCGATGATGGCCAGAGTGTTGTAGTTGGGTAGGATGCTGGCGATCCTGCCCGCTACCTCCATCGTGGCAGTCATGTTGTTCGATTCGGGCATCTTCTCCAATTCGTCGATGATCACCTCATTGAATACTCTGGCAATCACCGTCGCATCACTGTCTGACCCGCCTCCACCGATGTCCGCTGAGATGCAAGTGATACGCCCCTCTTTCCCCGCCTCTACCCATGCGTGCCAACGCTCTATCGCCGCATCGATCCACGACAGCGGTATAATCCCGTCTGCGCCCGCCTCACTGAACTCGCCCAATACCTGCGTCTTGTATAGCGCCGAGTCCTCTCCCCATTGCAATCGCCGCTGTTCGGCCCAAACAGGGTCCATGCGCCCGGCGCTCAGCGCCTCGCGCTGCGTCACGTGGCGCGTCCACCAATCCTCTAGCCCCGCCTTGTGCATGTGTATGTCGTAGAAGCGTCCCACCGGTTCCCCTGGCGTCGAGATTGCCACCGCATATGCCTCTGCCGGTTTCGCCGACTTCTCACCGCCGGTCAACGACCCTTCGGCGGAATCCCAAATGCCATCATCGATATTTTTGGCCTCATCGAACACATATAATATGTGATCGGCGTGCGCCCCTTCCATTGCCAGCGGATCGTCGGACGCCAGCGCGAATGCCTCTCCCGTGTTCAGTCGCAGGTTCATCTGCAACATCTCTGTGCGCTCATTGAACGGATTGCGCCCTACAATGCCCCAGTTGATCTTGCGCGACCACTTGCGTATCTCTGGCCATAAGAACTTGGTCAACTGCCTCCACACACTCGCTGTCGTCGGTACTTTCCAGTCCTCGCCATCTCGCGTCAACGCGAACCACAACACTAACCAGGAAGCGTAGGAGGTCTTGCCAAGACCACGCGGCCCTCTTACCGCCACACGTTCATGCTCCATGAGCGCTTTCAGGATCTCCTCCTGATACAATGTTGCACCGCTCAACATCGTGTTCGAGAACAACACGTCGCGCACGAACGCACACGGGTCGTGATAGTATTTCTTCTGAAACTCGATGTACTTACTCGTCTTCGGGGTTAGCGAAGCCTTCTTCTCTCGAATCTTCTTCAGAAACTCTACCTTCATCTCCGGCGGTAAGTTGCGCCAATTCATTTTCGATAACTCTGTCAAGGTCCTCCACGCTCAATTTCAGCTTTGAGGTATCCATGTTCGCCGCCAGTCGCGCTAGATGAGACGCCCCCGCGATCACGCGATTGATGTCCGAAAATCTCCAGTCGGCAGGCTCGATGATCGTGACCGTCTTGCCATTCTCTGATTCTTGTCGCACACGTGTCAGCGGGAACTTGAGCATCGCCTCAGCTTTCTTGATCAACTCGGTCGCTAAGTCCCACTCTTTTTCTCGCAGTATCAACCCGCGACGCGCCCACTTCGCCTGATCCATCTTGTCGATACATCTGTCCCACTCTAAGGCGCGTTCCTTCCACCTGTACATGCGTGCGTAGCGATAGTGCTTCTCTATATCCAGATCAAGCTCGATCTCTCGCGTCTTGTTCCGCGCCGCAGCAATGCCACGCTCGGCTCGGTGCATATCGCGGTAAACAAGAAACCACTCGAAACTCTGCGCCGGCTCGTCGGGCTGGCGATCCCAGTAGTTCAAGCGACGCGGGTCGAGGATGATCCCACGTATCGCTTGTTCGTCGAAGGAACGCTCTACAGAGGCGCTGAGAGCGGTGTCGGTTGACATAATATCGTCTGTGGGTTCATTCATTATGTATACTCAGGGAACATAGACGAATGCGTACTGCATCCTGTTCAGCGTGAATCGCTCGTTGTGCTTGGCTATCACTAACTTACTGTTCTTCCCGTGTATCGCTCCTAACTGCGCTCTCGATAAAGACCAGCGCGGCGAGCGATTGAAGTAGGCGATCAACGCGGGATGTGAGATCACCTTATGATACTCGAATCCACGCTCATGCAAATACTCGCCCAGCCAGTCGTCAAACTTGCCCCCAATGCTCATCCCCTGATAATCTGGCAGCACCACCAGCCTGTGACCGATCTTTATCTTCTTGTTCACGGCGTGCGGGAAATGCAAGTAAGCGTTGAAGGCTATCGGCCTTCCCTCGTGCAAGGCAATGAAACACTGCGACGCGGCGTTGATCACTGGACTCAAATAGTGATAACGCGCAAACATGCCCCACGCAGACCTCTCGCAAGCATATACCTCAAGTCGAAAGGGGGGTGCGGTTCTGGCTGCCTCCATGCAAAAGAGTTGGCGTGTGGCTCGTAGATCCAGTCTGGTTGTAACCAGTCGATCACGTCGTAGTGGCAGGTCACGGCGATCAGTCGCGTCTTCTCGCGCCTCACCTTCTTCTGTAATACGTGTGAGATGACTTTCGCCACCTGTCTGTCGACCACGCTCGTAAACTCGTCGATCACCACGAAGCCGCGCTTCTCGCTCATCGCCCTAGCGCAAGTCACGCGAAACTGCTCGCCGGACGATAACACGCTGTACGGCCTCACCCAGTTGGGCTGCGTGCTGAACCCCACGCTGGTCAACGCGGAGATGATATCCTTGATTCCCAGACTCTTGTCGAAATCATCAAGGATAGAACGATTCTCTGACCAGTCGTAAGACTTGACATAATTCTCGCTGAATAGCTCTCTCGCTATCGTCGTCTTGCCACAACCACTGGGGCCAACGATCAACCCCACCCCCCACTCGCGCTCGGCCAGCGGCATCTTCACGCCGATCTGCACACGCGAATGCTCGCTCCCGCGCATGTCGAAGAAGCTCTCCACTTGCATCACTCGCGCACTGCGCGTCACATTCGACTCGCGTGAGATCACTGTGTCGATACTGCGACAAGTATTGTCGTCTAGCTGATTATCGGCTTGCACACGTACCCCTCCCCTGTCAACCTCTCTAATAACTCCGCCTGAGACCCCTCATCCTCGCATGTGATCAGTACTCCCCATATCTCTGGCAACTGCTTCTCGCTCACGTCCGGCGTCGTCTCTGGTAACCCCGCCGCACGCGCCTCGATAATCATCCTCTCTAATAACTCGCGCAAGTTGTCGTCGTATATCTGCGCATCTTTCATCAAGGACTCTAAATCGTCGGCATCCACAGTCGCCATCGTCGCCAACGGGTCTAATGTCGCCAACAACGTCGCCGCCTCTGCATCGTTCAAATCCAACACCAATACCGGCACCTCATCGTCCGGCGTCAATGACGCACGCAAATGACCGTCTATCAACTCGAACTTACCATCTCCACGCTCGCGCACCAACAAAGCATCCGCATATCCGATGCTCACCAGTACACTCCGCAATGCCTCCCTCTGCTCGTCGGGATGCACACGCCAGTTCCGAGGATTCGCAATCAACTCCCTGGCCTTCACACGCCTCAACTCGCGTATCCTGTCTCGTGTTATCATAACCTCATGCTTGCCCCCCGACACGACTGCTGTATGTTGCTTTCACCTAATCGTGTTATCATAACGTGATTATACCACAGTGGATGTTCGTCGGCAAGACATAATTCATTTTGATACTCCTATCAACTGTGGCTGTATCTCAGCGCAACGTTCCCGCGCCATCTCGTTATACGCCGGATTGAGTTCTATCAGGATAGCATCTCGGTTGAGGCGTAGAGCCACTAGGCCGGTCGTGCCCGCGCCACTGAAGGGATCGAGAATCACGTCGTTCTCTTTGCTCCCCGCCTTGATGCAGATCTCTGCCAACTTCTGCGGAAAAGTTGCGAAGTGCGCCCCCTTGAACGGCTGTGTGGCGATAGTCCAGACGCTGCGAAGGTTGCGCGTTGTGGCCATCTCGCCACCTTGTCCCGTGTCTTCGGGCTGAAAGTCACCGCTGTTGTCAAAAGAATTGTTGTTGACACAGCGCCCGCCTCCTCGAAAGGTCGCGCGATTGCGACTCTCGCCCGTTGCTTCTTCCTTCACCGCCTCCGCATCCCAGTAGTACGTCGCCGCCTTGGTCAGTAGGAACACGTACTCATGGCTTTTCGTCGGCCGGTCCGTCACACTCTCTGGCATGGGGTTCGGCTTGGACCAGATGATGTCGCTTCTCAGCAACCACCCGTCAGCACGCAGAGCGAAGGCTAACATCCAGGGAATGCCCACCAGGTCTTTCGGCTTGAGACCAGTAGGCGTGGGTCGTTTGATTATCGGTGCCGCAGCGATGTTCTTCCCCCCGCCTGGCTTGAATCCCTTGCCCTGCATAGCGTTGTACGAATCCCCGATGTTCAGCCACAGCGTCCCATCGTTTCTAAGCACACGGCGCACCTCGTGGAACACCTCGATCATGTGAGCGCAATAGAGTTCGGGCGTTGGCTCTAGCCCCAACTGCGCGTCTATGCGGCGAGCGCCACACTTGCCACAAACGGCGCCATATCCTGATAGCGCGTTACCGCAATTGCGTTTGCTTCCACCAAGGGTTGACGACTCCGCTTGTCTAGAGTTGTCAGCGACAACCTTATGCGCACACCCCGCCTCCCCGCCTTCTCACTTCGCCGTGCCGTAGTCCCTCAGCCCCCAGTACGGCGGACTGGTCACGCAACACTGCACCGATTCATCCGCCAGCGTCCTCAGTACCGTCAATGCATCGCCTGTCAAGAATGTCACACTCGCCATGCTTCCCCCCTTGTTCTCTATTGTACCATGTGTTGTCCGTGTTGACAATGTGTATATGTTGAGAAAGACATTGTGAATGGGGGGATGGGATTGAATGGGGGAAGAATGGCTAGTTGGACATATCGAAAGAGAGATGAGATTTGTGGGAGAGAGAAGGGAGCCAGATGCTATGTGCTTAACGGGCTGACTTAGGAATCCGTCGGCGCGGGCGATGACTATGCGAAGCGACAACGCGAAGTCACTATGCGAAAGCCTGGCGTCAAAGGCAGAGTGCATATACTCTGTATACATAACAGAGTATAGCAAGACTTGTGCATTTCACAGCACGAAGAGCCGAGAGCCTGCTACATGCTGTGTGCGGCTCTGCCTCGAGGCACGAAGAGCCGAGAGCCTGCTACATGCTGTGTGCGGCTCTGCCTCGAGGCACACAGAGCCGAGAGCCTG